AAGGGGTGATCCTGCATGTCGAGTTTAGTCATGCTTCCTTCCCAGCCACCAAACCGCATCTTTTTCTTACCCTGACGATTGCCATTGGGTGAGACGGCCTTCGGGTCCCTTAGGAAAGGAATAGGATCGATTTCTTCCGGCATTGGTACAAAGACATTTGAGTCCGGGTCCCGCTTGAATTCTTCCATGTCAACGATTCCCCAACCCCAGGCACAAGTGTCCCAGTCCCAATCAAAATCCAACTCGTCCTTACCCATTTCGTCATAATCGTACTCAGCCATAGCGTTTAGGTTATCGGCTGTTTCTTCGTCCCCATCTTCCCGGCCATTAAATTCTACCGAAAGCCGGTCATCATACAAAGAAGCCAGGACCGTTTGGAATACTGTGAACATGGTGGTATCACCCACCGACTCTTTATCTCGCTTCTGATTGTTGTAAAGCTTGAGTCGCATCTCCATCTCTAGTTTCCGGGGCTTCTGGTGATCGTAAGCGAGCTTGTATTCGGCCTCACACTGTTTGGCTAGTTTTTTGTATTCCTCTTTATTGTCCAAACCTCTAGGGACCAGAGAAGTAATGGTAGTTTTAGGAGTGGCTTCTTTATTTACTTTTGGTTCTTTATCTTTTTTTGCCATGCTTTTGTCCTTTACCTAGAATCTTTTTATACTGCCGCACCTCACCGGAATAAGACTTTCCACCAATAAAACAGATGTGCATGTACTGGTTCTTATTTAGCTGCTTGGTTGTAACCTTGCCGCCATCTTTTACACATTTGTCAAATTCTACTGGCATAGTTATTCGGTTGTCACCGGTTCAGGCTGCACCACAGGCGGTACAGCTTCACCAGAAGGCATCTCAGGTAGCTTCGGGCCACCATCTAATTCACTAGACTTGATTACTTTAGCTGCCTCGATCTTGTTGCCAGCTTCGATAAACTCCTCTGCCATCTTTTTCTCCTCAGGTGTTAATTCCTTGCCAGTTAGAAAATCAACAGTCGCTACTGCTCCAGTAAGAATGATCCGGACCGCACTCAAAACCTCTTGCTGCTTTAATTTCTTCTGATCCGGTTTCTCAGGGGCCACTACCACATACGAACTGTAGACTTGACCCTCATGGATCACAATGTACTCAAACAAAAACTCGTAGAAGGATCGAATGTAGATAATATGGTCCCGGTAATGCAGAACCTTTAATATCTTAACGATTCCCCTAGTGTCTTTATATTTTAGATCTCCAACCTTTTTACGACTCATAATCTAAACGAATCCTCTTTGCTCCTACAAACCACTTAGTAAAGCAAATCAATACATTCCCAACTGCTACTTTTAGTCCGTACTGTTTAGTCTGTAAAATAAATTCTGATACTCCCATATTTACTTTCTGGTTAAAGCCTTAGCCATTCGATCATTCCAATCCTTTTTGTCTAGTGACTTAGCATCGACTGGCTTATCTCCCAGGACCATAATCTTTTTCATTTTAAATTCGCCTGATTGCATGTCTTCGGCTCCCTCTGGTAGCTCGTATTTATCCATTTTCCGCTTGCCAGTCATTTCGACCTGGATCACTAGGTATTTTTTAGATCCTACATCCATAGATTTTAGAGAGGGTAAATCACACTCACACAAGGAAAATGAGGGCATTGATCTTTGAGCAGGCATCGGCATATCAGTCATCATAATTAAAGTATAGAACTTTTACTAATCTAATTCTACAGCCACATCTTCGTCAATAAGCTGGCTGTCTTTTAATTCAACTCGAACAATAACATTTTGAGCTTTGTAGACAACCGCTTCACCATAAGGAAACTTCCGGAGCTTCATCAACAAAACTGCTTCCCGCTTGGTTATATTAGCCACAATAAGCAACTCTGGTTTTTTTGGTACAAAAGGTGTTGCCATAAATCAAACTAAGTAAACCTCGTCCGGGAATACGTTCTGGACCATCAAATCAAGGGCCGGAAAGTAAATATCCAGAACCTTTAGATGATTCTCACTACGATTAAGAACGTAAACCCCATCAACTATACCAACTTTATCCCTCGGACTTAAATCATTCCAGCCTTTGGAGGCTAGAATATATTCCCAGATCGTATTTGTACCACCTAGGATCTTCTTCTTCGGCAATACTTCAACATGTAAGTCTCGTTGAGCTTTAGGCATAAGGATCGTAATTATGTTTGACCGGCGTCTGAGCTTGGACTGGCTTCTTTTCCGGTTCCTCGAGTCCACTCATTCCGTACCTCACCGCATCCATAGCGTGATTGAACAGATCATTAGGTACATTTAATATCTTGCCATTTTTATCAGTCTGCCACAAGTAATTTCGGTATTCCTTAATTAAATTGAGGCTTCGTTTGGTCACAGAGATCCGCTGGTCCTGCACAAATTGGATGCCTTGGTTAACGCTTCCTGGTCCCTTTTCAGCGGCCAGGATGTTAACGCCATAGGCACTAATTTCATCAATGCTCTTAGGCTCGGAACTATCTGCTTTGACTAGAGCCGAATCAATATTTGTTAGAATGTCAGCGATTTGCTTGTTGCTAAGACCTTTGAGGAAGGTGATCTCATCCAAAATGTAGCCACCGTTGTATTTGTAGATGGCAATAATTGCCGTCTCATCATTAGAATAACCAAAATCTAAGCCATAGCGAATTAGCTTGGCTTCGTGAGGAATTTCGTCAATAATGAGCCAATCCTTAAATACCTTGCCCTCAGAGTCACCTAGCTCCCCTAAACCGTAGACGGACCACCAGTTTTTATTCCCCCGGCGACGTTCAATTGAATCAACAATCCTTTGGTCCAAGCCCTCGTTGTCTTTGTAGGTGAGCTTGATAAAGTCCACATCCATGAGAGGTAGGATGTCGGTGTACCACCAAAACTCGGTGACAGGGTTCCAGTCTAGCCAAATCTCCTCGTTGGTCCTGATTTCCAACTGATCGTAAGTTTCTTTGGGAATACTATTGGCCTCGTTGATAAACAATCGATCACGCCTCGGTCCTCGGACCTTGTGAGGCTCGTCAAGCGAAAAGAACTCGATAAGGGACCCGGAGTCGAAAGTGTAAATTGAGTTCGTCTTATCCCACCTAGAGTCCCTAAAATAGCCTCTGTCAACCATTATGTTCAAAAAGTCACGCATGGCTCCCCGGCGTAAATGTGGCATTGACTCACTGGTGATGCTGGTGAGAGTTGGCTTTTTATCCGCCTGAGCCTCATCAATTAGCAACTGCTCGATGGAAATAGTTTTACCAGCGGATGATCCACCGGCTACGCCTTTGATTCTCTTTTCTAGTAAGGCTAGTTTTTTAGTTGCTGTTGTCAGTATGTACGCCATCTAGCATTTTCTTCCTTTCCTCAAGTGGCATGTGGGTAATCCCACCCAGAATCGGGGTAGCAATATTTACATTAACATCACTTTTTTCCTTTGGATATTTGTTTTTGACCTTGTAGAACATGTCAATGCCCTTAGCTTTGGCTGCCAGGTCATCATATTGATTGATTAAAAAGAGGTGCTGCTTATCGACATTATCGTCATCGAAGCCGTATTTTTTTAGTTTTAAATTGATGTAAGCGCAAATGCTAGGTTTTACTAGGTTTTCTGCGGCCATGACGGATGCTAGTTTGTAGTTGATCCCACCGGTGTCTTCTCCACCTTTTCCTCTAAAGTGGACAGAGTAGCCTGCGGAAACAATGGCTTGGGTTCCATTACCGTAAAATTGCAGATAGTACTCACAAAAGAGACGCTGTTTAATCGTGATCTCGTACTTAACATCATCTAAACCAGTAAATACGGTCACTTTTTCAGGATTGGGAATAGGCACACTACTTTCCCTAAGCTTTTTTGCTACTTCCTCAATATCTTTCCTGGGTATTTTAGTAGAAGCCTTAATTACTTTGCGGTTTTTAGGTGGGGATAAATTTATTGGCTTTTTGGTGGTCCGGTTTTTCCGTTTGGCCGTCATACATTAAGTATAGCACTCACCTTCGGAGTCACTGTGACCACTATTTTCTGAGGAATTCCACCGGGGCCATCGGCTGAGGAACTAAGCCCCAGGTTAAATAGATTCTTCTTTTCGTGACAGCCACAACAATAGAGCCACTTGGGGTGGCCAGGGCGTTTTAGTTTGTTGAATGGTCTAGGAATGGGGACAATGCTATGACAGTCTTTACACTGGTATTGTTCAATAAACAATCGAGAGTAGTAAATCCTTCTAGGATTCTTATGACTAGCCATTCTGCGGTTAAGTAAATCCCAACCGTAGTTCTAATGCAAGGGGATAAACTGCCTTCGGACCAATAAACTCTCGTCCTGGGTCATCCTAAAAGGCTGGTTATCGTTGTAGCTGGTGGTTCCGGCTCTTTTGGCTTGAATCTATCGTCTATTAACTCCTGGGCAGACTTATAGATCTTAGTACTATCCTTGATGCTCTCAATTTGGGCATCCAACCTTGGACCCAAGATGTCTAGCTGATCCACGCTTTTCATCAAGTAGTTATACCAGAAGCGGCTAGCATCCATTAATGACCCCCACACAAATAAGGAAGCCTCCTTGGTCTCCGGTAATGGTTGGTCCTGGTCATCAACAGCCTCGATGGTTACCGCTCCCCACATTTTGTCGATCTTAATTATCGTTTTCATAAGCGTTCTGAATAATCCTATCTGACACCCTAGCTACATGGTAATCAATAATTGCCTTTTTGATCTCCTTTGGGCTAATAACGATCTTAGGTAGCTTGTAGGTCTTTAAGACTTGCTCCACCCATGCATCTTTTATTACCCTCCGGACCTCTGCCCTAAGTGTTGGAGATGTCCAAAGAATCGGAGAGTCTGCATCAATCCACTTCTCAGGAATCTCGATCATTATTTTAAATACTTTTGCTTGTTTTGGCATTAATAATCACCTACCTTTAGTAAACTAAAATCCGGGTAAAAGAAGTCCCGGACCTCTGTTACCATAGCATTCTCGCCACAGCAATCACATTTAGCCCTATGGTAAGTACTAATACTAAATTTAGGCTTTAGTGGTTCCTTACCATACTTTTTCAAGCAAGTGAGCCGGTTGGCCTCTATGCCACATTTGTCACAAACATTCAGTATTTCTTTCATAATTCTCCCACGCTCTTAAACTACAGTATATTTTTGTTGTAAATAACCTTTATTAACAATCCCTCTAATAGTTTTGTGTAGTCTTGCTCCTGAACATCATGAAGCCTTTTGGCCTTCTTTGTAAATTTTTTACTTAAATACACTTCCTTTTGAGCCTCACCAGCAAATTCTTTATCACTAAAATGATACGGTTCCCGCTCATTGACCTCTATCTCAATCAAACCAATACCATCAGGAAGTTCCTCTGGCTTAATAATTCCCACAGGAGCCACAAAGTAGAACCAAGTACAAAACTTTAAGTAGCTTTCCCACTTCTTATCCTGTAAAAAGTCCTCTCGTGACACCTTAATTTCGTACCCCCTAGTTTCCCTATTCCACCTGTTAAAGTAAAACATATCCAAACGCCTACCCTCGTGGTAAGGACAAAACTCAGAGACCCCCAAGGTAAAGTTATTATTAAACCTTTCAGTCTTTAAAAAATTAACAATGTCATCAGCATTTAGCTTTAATCCATTCATAATTACTCCTCAACAGTAAATATTATCCACTTAATGCTAGCCGTCTGTCCCTCCGGCCAGCTTAAACAGACAACTTACTTCTTAGCTGTTTTGGTGGCAGCCGCTTTAGGGGCGACTTTTTTAACAGCTTTCTTGCCTTTGTTAGAAGGATTCTTACCCATTATTTAAATCACCCCCTTTAAGATCTCGTTT